GAAGCACCACACCTTCAAGTGGTTCATTGAGTTTTGTTATAGGACACGGTAACGAATTAAGGCATACTTTACAAAATTCATTTAGCTTTGGATATAGTATATCTAATTTAGGTCTTGCATCAACTTCGCATCGAAACGATTTCAATATTGGCGGAGATTTAGTAGGGGTAAGTCAAACAATGACTTTAGGTTATAGAAATAACACATCATCTTATCCAGCAACAGACTATTCACTTGGGCTTGGTAATACTAAATTTGCTTTAGCAGTAGGTTCTGCTACAACCACAAATAGTAATGCCCTACTTATAACAGAAGGTGGTGTTAATAGAGGTAATAATGTTGCTCAAGTACCACGAGTATTACTTCCAACTGTAACTGGCTTTTCAGCTAGTAACGATGCCGCTGCAGACGCACTAGGCGTGCCACAAGGAGCGCTGTATCAAAACCAAGGTGTAGTACAAATAAACCGCGGTGGTGGTTCTACAACAGATCCATTAGCTGGAAACGGTGGTACTTCAGGAGTCGGTGGTTCCGGCACATTAAACTACGTTGCTAAATTTACGCCAAATGGAAATGCAATAGGTAATTCACTTATATATGATAACGGCACATCCGTCGGGATTGGAGATACAAACCCAGATGCTAAATTAACGGTATTTAGAACAGAGAGTACATATGCAGTTAATTTATCTGACACTGAGTCTAGAGCTGGATTATCCGTAAAATCCTCCAGCAACTTTGATAGCAAATTAACAATAAGCTCCGGAGGTAGTTCAAGGCAATATATACAAGCTGTTAATAACGCAGCTACAACAGGAAGAGATATTGCTATAAATCCTTATGGCGGCAACGTCGGGATCGGGACGACTTCTCCAGCTACAAACCTAGAGGTTGAAGGTGGCGATGCACTGCTACAATTAAGCACAACCTCATCTTCAGGTAACCCGTATATGTCGTTTGCACAAGCTGGAGCTAGAAGGTCTTTTATACAGCATACCAATACTGGGGATTATCTTAAATTGGCTAGTGAGTATGGTGGTATTAGTTTCTTTACAGGAACAGCAGGCGGTGAAACTCAAAAAATGACTATATTGTCAGGAGGCAACGTCGGGATTAACTCAACAAACCCACACCAAAAACTAACCATAAGAGGTAATGACAATTACGTTGCGACAGAGCAGACTAGTTATGCTTGGGGAGGCACAAATACCATAGGCGTAAGAATGGGTACTAGTACCGCGGGTTTATTAGATTTCAGACGCTGGGACGGTGGAGTTACTCACGGAACAGCCGTTATAACACAAGTCACTTCAGACGGTGGTTGGGGTCTTGATTTTAGAGTTGACAATAAATCAACAAATACAGCCGCTACGACTAGCAGAATGTTTTTAAGTACATCCGGGGAAGTTGGGATTGGGGATACAACACCCTCGTATAAGTTAGACGTAAACGGCACAATAAGAGCTACAGGTGATGTAATTGCATACTCTGATATTCGTGTAAAAGAAAATATTAAAACTATAGATAATGCTGTTAACAAAGTAAAAGCTTTGCGTGGCGTTGAATACAATAAAATAGATAGTACAGAAAAAAGCATAGGTGTTATTGCCCAAGAAATTGAAGAAGTAATACCAGAGGTTGTAAGAGAAGACGACCAAGGAATGAAATCTGTTGCTTATGGAAATATTACAGCGGTGCTAATTGAAGCTATAAAAGAACAGCAAAATCAAATTGACGAACTTAAAAACCAATTAAATGCCTTTACCAAGTAGCGGGGAAATTAGCATATCTGATATAAATACAGAGCTAGGCAGGACCTTAAATACTGCAAATTCAAATTTAGCAGGAGGAACAACACCACAAACTGGTAGTTTATTTAAATTAGGTGAAACTGGCTGTATAAACCAAGCTGCTTCGCATAAGATGTCGGAGTGGTATGGTTACCCTTTCTGTAGCCAAGCGACAGACCTAGGGCCTACCACAATAGGCAGCGTAGATATGGGCCTTTACGCTCCAAATAGTTCTGCTACTATTAAATATGACGAGTTTCTAATAGGTTATGCTAACGCTAGTTTAAATTTAAACAGCACAAGCTATACGGCGGGGGGAGTTAGCACGCATGGTGCCTTAACCACTACTACCCCCTCCCAATTGGACGGAAATACTATTACAGCGGTCGGGACTCAATATATAAACTGGAGGGCGGGGCGTTCTTACTTAGATACAGATTATCAAGGTAGCGGCGATGGCTTCATTAATAATTGGTTTAAAGAAGTATATTTATATGTAAAAGGAACCTCCACTGCTATATCTACGTGGTCTAATTTAACTTTTACAGGTGTAGCAACTGGAAGCGGTTCCGGGTATGCGTTTTATGTACCAAATACAAATACTAAAATATTATATTTAAAAGTAGCATATAATGATTGGTTCCCAAATGTAGGCGCAACAATAACCGGAACTGGTATGGCGTCAAATACAGTAATTGATGGTATATATAATTTATCGAACGGTACATTCGAAGACCCCCAAAGATTTATAATTCAAGTATCCAATAGCTTTACTCCCACTCTCAATGCTACCTATAGTTATACAGGAATACCCATCCAAACAAATACTTACAGTAGAAGTGCTGCAACATTAACAACAGGCACTTTTGCCTACGGCGGGGGGTCAAGTACAGATGGATTTTTACTATATAAGTGGACATCGAATCTTGGCGTAGTTGATGACGGAGGAATTTCTTTGGCAAACAATTTTAACAGAGGATCTAATGTAGGGACTACAGAAATTACAATATCATAAAAACCTAAACAATTGTGTAATAATAACTTTATACAAATATTAATTAATAAAACAAAAAAATGGCTAATACATATTCTTGGACAATTAATGCTTTAGATACATATCCTGCTCAGGATTCTTTAGCAGATGTTGTTTATAATATTCATTGGGGATTAACAGCTGAGTCGGCTCAAACAGATGCAGATAGCAATGCTTATACAGCTAACTCTATTGGCACACAAACTGTAGCAGGGCCAGACGCAGATGATTATACAGCTTTTGAAGATCTTACACAAGAAATTGTGGAAGCATGGCTAGAAGCAAGCAATTTAGACGTTGATGCTATCAAAGCAGATCTTGATGCCCAAATTGAAGAAAAAATTACACCTACCAGTGTAACCAAGCAGTTACCAACTGCATAATTATTATTAACAATTAAATTAAATTAAATTATGTCTAACGACGCAAAAATTACCGAAGAGCAATTAAAACAATTGCAAGGGTTTGTACAAACCTTAAACCAAGCACAGATGCAATTAGGCCAGCTAGAAGTTGAAAAACACGGGCTATTGCATCAAACCGCAGAAACACAATCGCAATTACAAGGTTTCCAAAAAGAGCTTGAAGAAGAATACGGCAAAGTATCCGTAAACATTCAAGATGGAACTTATGTAGCAATCCCAGAAGAAGATGAATCTGATAAGAAAGATTAGTATCGGGAGAGACTATAAAAATGAAGCTATGCATTACTCCGTAGGTCAAGAGGTCTACGGGGGGCATACTATTTGCGATATAATTGAAGAAGAAAACAAATACAGCATTTATATTAAAAAAAATAATGAGGTATTGCCCTGGAAAGATTTTAATAAAAATATGGCAGTAGCAGTTGAATATAACCTAGAATATTAATGCGCAGTTTGTTTCATTTTATAGTGCAGCCAAAAAATGGCCGTAATAATAATAAAATAAATATTAATAGTAAAGAGCTGATTATTAATACAGAGCTTCAAAACCACGAGTATGTAAATCGTTTAGGAATTGTTATAAATACGCCTAAAAACGAAAAAACAGATATTAAAAAAGGCGATGAAGTTATTTTACATCATAATGTATTTAGAAGATTTTATGATGTTCGTGGAAAAGAAAAAAACAGCAAAAGCTATTTTAACGAAAAAACATATTTTGTAGATAGTACCCAAATATTTTTATATAAAAGAAATAAAAAATGGTACGCTCCCAAAAATTATTGTTTTATTAAGCCTATTAAATCAAATAATATTTTTAGTTCGAATAAAGAAAAGCCTTTAATGGGTATTATAAAATACTCAAATAAAATGTTAATTAAAAACGGCATTAAAGAAGGTTCTTTAGTAGGCTTTACGCCCAGAAGCGAGTATGAATTTTTGATTGAAGGTGAAAGATTATATAGAATAACAACAGATTCAATTGCAATTAAATATGAATACGAAGGAAACGAAGAGGAATATAATCCGGGCTGGGGAAAAAGCGGTTAAAGAACTTATAAAAGTTGCAGAAGAAAAAATCATTACAAATACAGAAGATGATGTTTCTGCCGATAGACTTAAAAACGCGGCTGCGACAAAAAAACTAGCAATATTTGATGCGTTTGAAATTCTTACTAGAATTGAAGTAGAGAAAGCGCTATTGGAAAACAAACCTTTAGTTGAAGAAAAAAAAGCTTTTAAAGGCTTTGCCGAAAAAAGAAGTAAGTAATGTATCAGCAAACATTATATAAGGTTATAGAGCCTATTAAAATAAACAAGCTGAAGCGATTTAACAAAGCTAAGCGATGGAAGTACGGTTATGACAAAGAAGAAGATATTGTTGTTATAAGTAAAACCGGCCAAATTGGTGATGTGTATAGCATACAAAATTTAAAGATAGCGCTGCCGCCCTCACCAAACAAATTAGACAAAAGCAGTAATAAATGGCTTAAAGCGGAATATCCTAAAGAGCTTAATAAAATAAAAACTATATTTGATTGGAAAAATTATCCGCAAGAATTTCAAGAAAAATGGGAACCATACATAGATGAAGAGTTTAAAAGACGGGAAGAGGGTTATTGGTTTTATAATAAAGATAAACCTACTTATATTACTGGCACTCACTACATGTACCTGCAGTGGAGTAAGATTGATGTTGGGGCAGCAGACTTTAGGGAGTCAAATAGATTATTCTACATTTTCTGGGAAGCCTGTAAAGCAGACACAAGATCCTACGGTATGTGCTATCTTAAGAACAGACGATCAGGATTTTCATTCATGGCATCGGGTGAAACTGTTAACTTGGCAACAATCAGTTCAGATTCAAGATTCGGTATCTTATCAAAATCAGGGTCTGATGCTAAAAAAATGTTTACCGACAAGGTAGTACCAATATCAATCAACTACCCTTTCTTTTTTAAACCAATACAAGACGGTATGGACCGTCCCAAAACAGAGTTAGCATATAGAGTGCCAGCTTCAAAGCTAACACGTAAATCAATACAATCTGATCAGCAAAGAGAAGAGCTTGAAGGACTTGATACAACTATAGACTGGAAAAATACAGGTGATAACAGTTATGACGGGGAAAAGCTAAGACTACTAGTGCATGATGAAAGCGGAAAGTGGGAAAGACCTGATAACATATTAAATAACTGGAGAGTTACAAAAACTACATTAAGGCTAGGTAGCAGAGTTATTGGTAAATGTATGATGGGCTCAACGAGTAATGCACTAGACAAAGGCGGTGAAAATTTTAAAAAATTATATGATGGATCAGACGTCACAAAACGAAACCGCAATGGTCAGACTAAGTCAGGATTATATTCTTTGTTCATACCTATGGAATGGAATTACGAAGGATTCATTGATTCTTATGGACACCCTGTCTTTAATACGCCTACAGAGCTTGCCGAGGGACCACACGGAGACATTATAGACGTCGGTGTAATTGAACACTGGGATAATGAGGTTGACGGATTAAAAGGCGACCAGGACAGCCTAAACGAATATTACAGACAGTTCCCACGCACAGAGGA